GAACTCAGAGAAACCAGACCACAAACCTTTGATTGTTTCGACAATCGGCGTCAGAAACTCTACAAAGCCATTCCAAACAGTTGTAGCCACTGAAACAATCCCGTCCCACAATGCTGAAAAGAAATTTTTTAAAGCATTCCAGACGTTCATCAAGCCTTCGACAATAGGACGAGCGCCTTCTAAGAAGCTATTCCAGACATCTGAAGCCGTTTCTTTGACGCTATTCCAAAGGCTAGAGAACCATTCAACAACACCATTCCAAGCGTTTTGAATACCTTGCCAAGCATTTGAAGCGACGTTAACAATGCCATCCCATAAGCCGATAAAGAAGTTTCTGAAGCCCTCGCTTTTATTCCAAAGAACAACGAACGCTGCACCGATTGCAACAATTGCAGCAATCACCAAACCGACAGGACCAAGGAAACCAACGATCGCAGTAACTGCTGGGCCAATCCATCCGCCTATTTTACTGAAGATATTCAGACCGCCTACTGCAACCTTAGCAAGCGTAGATGTTTCAGACATGAAATACAAGGCTGAACTAGCAACCTTAGAACCTCTGGCGATGCCAAATAAGGCTTTTCCTACATTCCCAGCGTTAACCATTCCACCAAAAACGTATTTAGTCGCACTTACTGCACCTCTAAGCCCGATTAAGGCATCCGTCGCTAATTTCGTTGTTCTTTGCGCAGTCTTAAATGCAAGAAACGCAGACGCTATCGCTCTTATCTGATCAGGGCTTAGACTTTGAACTACTTTAGCAAACGACTGGATAGCTTGAGATGCTATACTCAATCCTTTACCAATCTTTTCACCAAAAGAAGCCATGTCGCCACCGGAAAGAGCTGATGCTACTTTCTTAATAGCTTCCCAAACTTCGCTCAATGCCTTCTTGAAGTCAGCAATTGCGCTTGTATTTGAGAAACCTTGCCAAAATTCCTTGATTTTAGCAACAGATGTACTCACGAATGACGCTATTTTCTCAACAATTGCATTAAAATCAATCTTGTTTAGAACCTCTTCAAGATTCGTCGCTAACTTCTTAAAATCAATCTTATCAAGCTGATTCATAATTGCTTCAAGAGCCTTGATACCTGCTTTAGACAACGCGTCAAAAGCTGGCTTGAGTTTATTCGCTAACGTTTCTTTCAAACCGTCTAACGCTTGGTCAATCGTCTTGTAACTTGTAGCCATGCCCTGCATAGACATCCCTGCACGTTTAAACGCTTCAGCGAAATCTTCGGTTTTAATCTGTCCGTCTTGGATTTTGGTAATCAGTTCATTGAGTGACAATCCCATTTCTTTGGCTACTGCACTCATACCTGCTGGTGCCTGTTCCATCATGATACGGAAGTCTTGCCAAGTGATTTTCGGCTTAGCTAGAGCTTGTACCATTTGTTGTGACAAGGATTTCATCGCTTGCTTAGGATTTTCCGCGGATGCGGCAAGACCACCCATAGCCTCAACTAACTGGCCACTATCCTCACGACCGATTGCAGCCATCTGTGAGAATGTACTTGCCATATCTGAAGCTGAGTAGATAGTCTTGGTAGCGTAGTCCTGCATGGCCTCTTTAGCTTGGTTGATTTGGTCTTTGCCCCAACCTAGCTTACCAAGGTTTCCGTCAAACGTGTCCCATGCTTTCTTGGAACTATTCAACTCTCCGACCATTTCACCTAAAGAGCCTTTAATGCTGCCAACTGCTGAACCAATTGCTGAACTAACCAAGTTAGCACCCAACATCGATTTAAACATTGAACCACTCTTTTGTGAAATCGTATCAAATGCGGATGATGTTTTTTGAAGTCCGTTGATTGCCTTCTGTAAACCGTTCAAAGTAGAACTCATTCCTTTGTCAACCGCAGTTAGTACCGCTTCGACTGAATAAGTTTCTGCCATTATATACCTCCTTTCGTTACATATTTGCTCTCAGTAAGAGTTGTTTTTCTTTATCTGAGAGTTGATACTTATGTTTCGCAGTATCTTTCTTCTTGTAAAAATCACTGTATTTTCTATACAAAGGAGTTTTACCGTCCGATTTAGTAGCTTCTACCTGTCTAGATAACCAAGCAGAACGATGTAAGAGTTCATCTTCATCTTGCTTTCTTAGCAACACCCCAGTCATTAACAAATCATACTCATACATTGTCATGCGACCAATCTCGTTCATGTCTGTGATGTTCAGAAATCGGACACAATTTATAATGATTTCCTCAAACGTTTCAAGAGATGATTTCTCAACTATTTCTTGAGGCCTTGGTTCATCTCCAACATCAAAGACTTACCCGCATTTGACTCACTCAATTCTTGGAGCACATCATCAAACAATTTTTCTAGATCCTCATGCTCTTCAACGAATGTTTCAACATCAGCCAAAGATGGTCGTGGGCTTTCTGTGACTGTTCCGTGGTAAATAACATCAGCTAATGAAGCGATATTCTTAGCGTACAACTCAGGAATTTTAGCAGATAGAGCCATGCCGAATTTCAAGCCTTGTTGCTCGATTGGATAAGCTTTGTCAAGCGAACGAACGAATTTAACGCCAAATTTCACGTTGTAAGTTTTATCTTTGATTACTAATTGCATTGTTGTTTCTCCTTTTTTCTAAAAAATACAATAAAAAAGAGAGGCATGAACCTCTCTTAATTTCTACCCACCGATACCATGTGCTCCAGAAACTGAAGCTACAGAACTTAGTGAACTAGGTGTTGTTTTAGTGGTATCAGCAAACTCATACTGAACCACTTCAGCTTGGCTAGCGTTAAGAGTAGCATATCCCCTGACACCAGTACCATTTACTGCGATTTCAAGTTCCAACTCTATCAAATCTTCAGCATTCTTAGTTTTCTTGAATGATGTCAAGTAACCTTGATAGTACACTGATTCGTATTTGTCACCTTGTTTCTTGGCATTTTTCTCAATTTCCCAAACTTCGACAAGTTCACCCTTATCCATAGCTTTTTCAAGTTTTTCAACCAACTCATCATCTTCTGCCATGATAGTTGTAGCAGTGATAGAAACCTCAATACCACCAACAGATTGAAGAACACCGTCTTTAGTTTTAACTGAGTTAGCGTCACGGCTCTTTTCAGATGAGTGTTCAGTCTGGAATGCTAGTTTAGCACCATCTACTTTGCTTGCTTCACTTAACAAGCGGAACAATAGAATACTGTCAATCCCTTTTTTTGCAATAGGCATTTCTTGCCCTCCTTCTTTTATAAAATTGTAAATACTAAACGAACACGACCACGTTTTAACGGTTCGATTGTCGTGTTGTCGTCAAATAGCGATATTGTAGACTGCGAAATATTCAATGCTAGATGATAGCCATCTGCCTCGCTAATCTTCATCGCCTCAGCTAAGATACTCGAACACATATCTGATACTTGTTTGCGTTTTTTTCGGGTACTCCACACCGACAAAACCAACTCAACAGTACCTTTCACATCCGTCTTGTTCGGAACGAGATTTGTCGTCGTGTCCTCAAATTCAACAAACGGATAAGGTACGTTGTCGTCTGGCTTGTAATCGTATGTTTTGTAACCCAAAAAAAGACAACGTTTAAATACGCTGTCAAAAACTGCTTGTTCTCTTGATTTCATTTAACCAACCTTTCCAAATCTCTCTTAAAGAGTTTTTTCTGATCATCAAAAGCTGGCTTGATAAATGGTTGTGCGTCCATTTTGCGAGTTCCCAATTCAACGTAAGCAGCATAATCAGTCCCAGGCGCCACTCGATACTTAAATTTCTCTAGTTTGCTACTGTTTTCAGAAAGCGAACGCTTGGTGGCTCCAGTTGGTTTTATAAGCTTCTTGCCTCTATAATGACCTCTGAATTTCTCAGTGTTCTTAATTGCTTTCTCTAGCATAGCTTTGCCGTTTTCTTCGACAATATGCTCCACTTCTTCCATCTTAGCCACTCTTTGAAGTTTAGCTTGAAGTTTATCAAGGCCTTTTAATTCAAAGCGTATATTACCCAATAGAGTTGTCCTTTTCTAAGTAGAATACTTTTCCAGACTGCTTATCTGCCCTGCATTTATAGCGTTCTTTATGATAATTGAGATAAGTGAATGCGATTTTAGGTGCATTTTGGAAATAAACCACTTTTGAACCTCGTTTATATTCACCAAAGACTGCGACTTGCTTATCGATACCCAAGTCCATAACATGAACTGGAACAATCAACCCTTTATCTTCACTAGAAGTATATTCTCCTGTTTCTGGGTTATATTCTTCATGCTTCTTAGTGATAATCTCCACTCTTTCGTTATATCTCATAGCATCTTAAACCCCGCATTGAAAGTTTTTGAGCAAACCCGTTTTATCACACTATCGTATTCTTTGAAATCATCAGAGTTAAATGTCATAGACGTGCCTTCTAAGGAATGATTACTCATCCCTTCAGCACCTATCCTATTAAATCGTTTAATAATGACCTCGGTAATGATATACTCAAGGCCTTCTGGGACATCATCCACGCCTGCGTAGGCTAAAAAATTAGCAGTTGTTAACATTGCTATGGTTGTGAGTAGCTTATCTTGAAGATTATCTTCAATCCCTAGCAATATCTTTACTTGAGTGATATTTGCCATGTTATCCCTCCAATACTGCGATAAGATCCTCTTTGTTCAGCGTTGAATAACCTTCGATATTGCGTTCTTTAGCAATATCTTTTAAGTCTTTAACCGTTAAGTCGCTATAATTGATAACTTCAGTTTCAGCAGGCTTTTTAGGATGATGTCGTCGTAACATCATTCCCATCAAGCACCTCCGAATTTAACGACTTTAGAAGGGTCGTATAAGTATACACCGTAATGTTCGTCACCAGTGATAACAGTAGTTTTCTTAAGGATGTCACGGTCTGTTTCAATAGCTACATCACGCTTAAGATTGATAACAAACGCTCCGTATTTAGCAACATCGTCTGTATCTGTATCAACAGCTGAAACTTTAACAAGGAACCCTTTACCTTTATCTACTTTCTTAGAACGTACGATTTGAACACCCTTGAATTCACCGAACGTCCCAGATACAACGATAGCCGCACCGATTTCTGAACCACGAACCCACTCTTTAGCAGCATTTCCACGCAAAGCAATAGCATCTTCTGGGTTGATAAGAGCAACATAACGAGCATCTTCTTCATCTGCGAACACTGCCAAGGCTTTATCAAGTGCATCTCCAGTTATAGGCGCTTCAGCTACGAATTGAGTAGCTTTTTTAGCTTCTTCAACTAAATCGTTATCTACTTTGTTAGCAATAGCCAAGGCGATTTGATGTGTAGCTTGACCAATTGGGTCGCCGTAACCAGAAAGAACTGCTTCGTCTGTAAGTTCGATACCTTTCCCGGCTTTCTTAATGGTCATTGTAGACTTAGCAGTAGTCAATTGATCAGGCTCGATTGCTACACCTTCTTCGATATCCTTAGCATCGCCAGAGTATTCCCACTTAGGAACTGTGATGGTGTTACCTGGTTGTCCAACAAGCGCACGTTCGACGTATGCTAGCGGTGTAAATTTAATCATTTTAGGCAGTTTAGCTGATACCATATCAGCCATCACTTCAGGGTTAATCATCTGTGCAAGTTTAGTTTGTGTCATTGTCTATTATCCTTTCAATTTATGATAAAGTTCTGGGTTGTTTTGGAGCAGTTCATTTCTGCTTTGATAACCCATTCTGTTAAATTGTTCCTTGGTAATCTCACCAGCTGAAGTATCTTCCATCTTCTTCGGTGTCTTACCTTTTAGTTTCTCACCGACTTTCTTATCGGCTAAGTCATTCACCAAAGCTACAAAGCTTTCTACAGCCTCCTGCGTGCTCTCTGCGGTATCTTTAACGACAAGACCTAGGATTTTATCGTCAACTACAATACCGCCCTCAGAAAGCATTTTAGAGGCTTCTCGCTCTAGTCCGCTACGGTTGATTTTAGCTTCCAGTTCAGCAATGTATGCTTTTTGTTTCTCCTGCTCATACTCTGCTTTCTGGGCTTCGTTCATCTGACGTAGCTTTTCGGCTTCATCCATCTTGGCTTGATACTCTTTTTCAGCAGAGCGCTTGGCCTTAGCTTTTTCTTTCTGAATGATTTCATCAAGCTGAGATTGTGTGAATATTTTCTCTATAGATTCCACCTCTTGTTGAGTGCCGACTTGCTCTTCTTTTGGTTCTTCTACAGTTGTTTTTTGTTCTTCTGCCATTTTAGGCCCTCCTTTTAAGTCCGAGTGGACTGATATCCTTGGCTTTTAACGTCGTCAAAGTTCGGACAATAGAAAAACCGCCTCGATTTCGATGCGGTTAGATTTTATCAAAAAAGCATCTATGCTTGTACATAGATGCTAATTAGAGCAGTGGGCGGTGTGTCTGTCCCGCCATCTCTTCTACCTCATGGGTGCGTAGGAACACTAAATCTCTACTTCACCACTTCTAATTGCTCTAATTATAACATATCATCTCGTTTAAGTAAAACAGTGTTCTTTTTTAAAGCGTTCTTTCCAATCTTCCATGTCTTTATTCCTTTCTGAGTACAAAAAAAGCACTAAACGATTGTTCAGTGCACAGATAGGCAGGACTGTCGGGGCTCCTGCATTTCTCGACCCACTATAAGTGGCGCGTTGGTGACAGATTCTCAACCTCTATCTTTACCAAGAGTATAGCATTATTTTCCCTTTTTGTAAAGCGTCGACATATTTTTTTCATTCTTTTTAACTTGACGAATCCCCACCTTGTTAAAGTGAATGACTAGCATTTCATCTCGTGGCACCATCACTTCCATGATAATACCTCAACACTTTATCCAAAACCGTAAGAAAATTTATCTGGCAACTCTTTACCCAGCTTAATACTTTTAGTTAAAGTATCTTTTACAAACGAAGCGAATTGTCCTAAATCATCTCCTGTGTAGCTATATTTTAAAGTTGTTTTATCAACTGTTGCGATACCTTGGCATTCTCCACTAACGGCAGAATATTGTCTCATAGCAGTACCATCTTCTATTTTACGCATAGTAATAATTTGTTTATCAATCTTCGCCATTTTCGCTTGCCTCCTGATAATTAAATTTTAGGTTAGCTCTTTTATGAGCTTCGTCATAATCCATTTTTAACTGATTCATGTAGTATGATTCAAGGCTTTCGTGCTGTAGCATCAATATATCGTATTCCTTTGGATTACCCAAGTACAATCTTTGAAAACTTTGAGCCATGTCATAGTGCGGATAAAAGTTCATCATCCTCTCTTCAAAAGCTTCAAAATCCCACAACAAATACTGGTTATCCAAAATATGTTCCAATGCTTTTGATACTGTAGAATGAGGAAGGTTACTACTTTTCACCATTTTTTCTACAACATCTGCACGATTAGAATTTTTCAGTTGCTCATAGTATTTTATCGCAAAATCACTTTTTTGCTTTTCTACATCTCCACGAGCCTCACTTATTGAACCACTAGAGACTAAAGAGTCCAACTTATCCATACCCCGATTATACACCTTTTCCCCGTCTTTCGCAACATACTTGCTAGATTGGTTTTTATTATTCATATCAGCATGTAAAAACTCTTCATCTCTACCTGAGTGCTTTGTACCTTTCCTGAAAACAGGCACTGTCGTACACCGACAGTTAGGATGAAACGGTGGTGCGTTCAATGCTGGAACTAGTTCAGATACTTTTGCAGTCTTGCCGTTAAATGGTTGACAGATTTTGCACGCCTTTAATTCAGTCATGACTTCAAACTCTTCAACACCATTAGCTTCATAGTTCGCTTTCTGAGCCTCTGAGTATACCCTTGCTGATTCCGTTACTGCTAGCCGTCTAGCGTAGCCGTACGAGACATCAAACTCTTTCCTAAGATTGTTAATCAGAATGTTTGTGCCTTTGCCTCTTAATACGGTATCGGCAACGCCTTTCTTGACGATTTCACGCAATTCATTCTGCCTTGTCCAATGTCTCCCTGGCCAAGTAGCACCATTGAAATTAGCGTACAAAATAGAGTCGGCAGACACTTTTGAAGCTTCAAAACTTCCGAGTGTCATATTCAAAACACCAGCTGAAAACAGATTCTCTCGTCTGATTGATTCAGTCAAATGCTTATCTATGATTTCAAACTCACTCAAAGCCAAATCATACTGATGCAGCTTGATATTCGCTTGCAACACTTCAAGACGACTTGTTTTCATCTTCAAGTTATACAATCTCATCAAGTCGTTTTCTGCTTTTGTGAAATCCTTGCTTGTTACTTTCTGACCGCGTTGTCTCAAACGATTAGCACGTTCAACTAACTGCTTAGCCTTAAACTCGACATTGACCATATCGAGCCTATCTGCTCTCTGTTTAGCTTCTAGTTTCGTTATACCCTCTTTATCAGCATATCTTTGCCAAAAGCTATCAATTTCTTTCTGAATATTGTTAGCGTGTTGCTGATAGACACCGTTCAGTTGATAAGCTACTCTCTTATCTGCTAGTTCCCTAGCCTTTTCTTCAGTGCGATACCTATCTTCCCAATACTTACTGGTCAACATCTGCTATAACTTTCTGACTTTCATCCATTTCAGCGTCTGAGTAGATTTTTTGTTTTTCCAAACGTGTCTCAAGGTCGCCCATAGCTTCCTCTTCTTTCTCCATTCTTTTTCATAAGTGAAGACAGAGTCCCTACACTTGCTACAGAATTCTTCTATACCATAGTCTTCTATTGCCTTCTTGTCTGATAGGCCTAGCTCCTTTTCTACCTGTAACTCAACAGGTAGGCCATGAGTATCCCAACCAGCCTTTCTTGGTACCTTGTAGCCACTCATTGTCTTATAACGGCAAACCCAATCCTTAAGTGTTCTTGAGATTACGTGGTGAATACCTGGATTACCATTAGCTGTTGGTGGTCCTTCAAAGAATACATAAGTCGGGTCATTTTTACCCTTTTCCAACACCTTTTCTAATATATTATCTTCCTGCCAACGCTTTAACGTTAGCTCTTCTGCTTGGGCAATTGAGCCTTCATGCAGTTTCTTAAATACAGTCTTATTTTCCATATTTATATTTCTCCTTTCCTTATCTGCTAGATAGTTTAACGAATAAAAAAAACTCGTCACCTTGATTAATCAAGGGACGAGTCAAAT